GGCCTCTTCGCGGCGCGTCGTAAACGACGGCCCGGCCTTGACCGTGACATCGTATTTGCCCACCGTCAGGTCGTAGATTTTGGTGACAGGGTTGCCTTCTTGGTCGATCTGAGGCTGACCGTCCTGCATCTGCGGAATGGGTTGATTGACCGGGATGCTCTGCGGCTTCTCATCCTCGCCCATGATCCGCATGACACGCGGCTCGCTGTAGACGTGTGGTATTAGGTCAAGGCATACAACCCCTGCGTGTCTAATAGCTCGGGTCATGTTGTCCTGGAAATGGAAGGTGCTGATGTCGCCTTCCCTCTGCCTCGCCTTGATCGCCACGCCTGAAGTCTCATTGGACCGCGCTCCCAGGCTGGCATCGTAGAGGCCCATTACGCTCTTCATGTCGTCGCTGGCGTTCATGGCCTCTTGGATGGCCCCGGCGGGGATGCCAGCGAACGGCTGACGCTGGGGCGGTATGTCGCCGCTGTACTCCAGGTAGGCATGGCTCTGGGTGTTGGCAGTCGCCCAGCGCGGGTCTTCATCGAAGCTGCCTTCCTTCCCGATGTACGGGGCGCGAGGGGCAAGGGCAACCAACTCCGTACTAGCGGAACGCCAATAATTAAAGATCCGCTGTGCATCCTTTGCGAAGTGGATCAGTGACTGGAAGTACCTCTTTCCCTCTATGCAGACTTCGTCGCCGTAGACCGGGATTATCGGGATGTACCTGCCGACCCACTCCGTCCGCTCCAGCACCTCGGCCCCGGTGATGAGGCACTGCTTGACCCTATGCGACGGCACCTTGCGGTCGGCCTCGACCGTTACGCCAGCCTGCGCGAAGAATTCCGCGTTGGCCGCGAAATCGTCTTCGTACAGGAACTCTCCGCTCGACAGCTTCAGCAACGTCTTCACCACTTCGTCGCGGGTCCAGTATTCGGCCAGCCGCACGGAGTTGTCCTGGAACCACTGGCGAGACTGTTCGTCGTTGTTCATCGTCTCCCAGTCCACCGGCTCCGCGTCTGGGTACGCCTTCTCAAACTCCTTCGCCTTCATCATCTCGGTGACGAAGGCTAAATTCCAGTCGCTGCTATCGGCGGCGGTAGATCGCGGGTCGGCGTAGACCGTCAGCGGGTTGGCGATGCGATTGATGCGAATGTCCTGTTCGAACGTGTCGTCGTGCGCGTATTCAATGTCAATTCGGAAGTAGCCGAAGCCGCCTGACACGGCGCTGTCGATGGCGGTGTCGTATGCCACGTCTGCCTTACTCTGCACCTCAATGTTGCGGAGAATGCCGTTAAGGATTTCGGCCACCTCGGGGTCGCTGTTGTCATCGACTGGGTGGACCTTGATGGCTGGCTTGTTCAATCTCGCGTCGTTGACGATTTGGCGGATGAAGGTGGGCAGGCGATTGACTACCAGCGTCGGGCGACCGTCCTGCGCCCGCTGGCGCTCATCGCTCTCATCCCACTGCCTGCCCATGCGGCCAAAGTTCAGGTCGTCCACCGCGTTCTTGCGGTTCTCTGTCTCGGCCTCTTCGCACTCTTCGAATGCGTCGCGGGCTTCTTCGATGATGGTTTCGTCGTTGTTCGTGTCGGCCATGCTCTACCCCATCCAGCCACCAGGGCGTGGGCGACCCTGCGGCTTCCTCTTCTTCTTCACCAGCTTCGGAAACAACTCCGTGAACGCCCAGACCAAGGCATCGACCCGGTCGGGCGAACCTTCGCCCTCATATCCGCCCGCCGTCATCAGGCACAACTGCGCCTCTAGCTCCGGGAACGACCCGGCGTGACTGATGCGGCCCAGGTGGTAGAGCGCCGATATCGGCTCGGCGCGGGTATGCTTCCCCCGGCTTGCCGTCACGTCTATGACTTTGACGGTTGGGTCAACGGTGCGGATCGTGTGGCGGCACATGTCTCCGCCCTGGTTCCGCTCAATCACTATGGCGTCTGCTTCGTGCATCCGGTAGCCCGCCAACGCCCTCTCAGCCCACTTCTGGGGCGAACCTCGGGTCGTCAGGTCGTCCAACACATAACCTCGGCCATCGCTGCCCAGGCCCGCCACAATGATGCCGTGTTCGTCCGCGCCAGTCTCGGACGACACGGCGGGGTCAACGCTGACCAGCACCCGGCCCATCTCTGGAGCGTCGGCCACCCGGTGGTCGTGGATCGTCTGCCGGTCAAATATGGCTCCGACTGCGCTTGGCTCGTATGCCCCCAGCCAGACGTGGGCGAAGCGGTCGGGGTTCGCCTGCCGGTCATGCGCCATCTCGGCGGTCAGTTCGTCAGGAAAGAATGGGTTGTCGTTGTGGTTGACCTCGACAATGACCGCGCCCTCTGGCGGGTTCCTACCTCGGAACCGCTGGTCAATGGGGTCGCTCTGATGGCGCGGGTTCCAGCTTGCCCAGATTTCGCTGCCCGGCGACCTGATTGTCGGTATCAAAATCTCGACGGAGCGGGCAGAAATTGTCTGTGCCTCCTCAATCCAACAGCGGTCGATTTTTTCGTAAGATTTTATCTGGTCCGCCGTCAGGTTGCCCAGGCCGCTAAAGATGAAGCTGGTGCCATTCTGCCCTTTGATGCCGTCGCGGGTCGAGGTGTAGAACCACCCCAGCCCCATGTCGGCTATCTTGTCGTCTAAGAGTTGCTTGACGCTATCTTTGATACTGCGCTGGACCTCGCGGCAGCACAAGATACGGAGCGGCGTCCTGTAACCTTCGATAAGCAAGGCGGTCGCCATGCTGTGCGACTTGCCAGAACCCCGGCCCCCAAAATAGCTCTTATACCTCGCTGGCTTGAACAGCGGCTGGAACGGCTCCGGTAGGGTGACGTTTACGTCCATCAGTCACTATCTTCGGCTTTGATAAAATTGACAGTGACTGTTGACTGGACCGGCCCCCCCTCTGGCCCGGTATGTTCCACGGTGTGATTGTCGCGATAGCGTTCCGGCCTGCGCCCCTTCATCAGAAAAATCAGGAGGGTGTCGGAGTATTTGGTGGTGGTGCCAACAATCTCGCCCTTGTCGAAAACCGGAACCTCGACGCCCTGGACGGCGCGCTCGTAAGCGGCGCGCTCCAGCACGTCGATGCCTTGTTCGATGGCGTCGTCCCACTTGGCGCGGAATTTTTTGTCGGCCTCTCGCCACTCGTAGACGGAACGTCGAGCGTAGCCAGCCAGCTTGCAGGCGTAAGTGACAACACAAGTCTCCGCGAGGGCTGCGAAAAACTTCTCATCCTTTTTAGTTGTGCGTCGTGGGCGGCTAGCCATCCCTCGCGTCTACTCCATTTCGCCCCCTCCCGTCAAGACCTGCCTGACGTAGCTGTCGGCTATCAATGCGGCCTCGGCTGGCCCGTTGTCGGCCAGCTTGAAGTCCACCCCGAATTTCAGCTTCGCCAAATCGACGCTGGCTCGCTTGTTGGTGTGGGTCAGTGACTGATACGCCTTCCACTTCGACGGGGCTACCCAGTGCGTGGATTGGCAGTGCAGCAAGCACATGGTTTCGATGCTGCCCGTGATGCGTCCGAAGCTAAAACTGGAACTGACGCCCTGCGCTGGCCGCGCCGAAGTAAATTCAATAACACAGTGACTGATCGGGTAGACCCGCATGAAGGCGTCAGCGGCCTTCGCGTCGAGTAAGCTCTTGCCCCGAAACTTTATCGTCGGCATCCGCTCCCACTGCACAAGCTGCATGGTGTCGGTGTCGATGACTGCCAAGCCCCCGGCTGCGCCGGGGTCCACTCCCAAAACATACATCTTCGGCTACTCCTTTTAGTTACAGGCTAGTGGGGCACCCTTGGGGCTGTCGCCCCAGGCGAACCTGCCCCTTTAGGGGCGGAAAGCCGTTGAAAGACAAACCCTTGATTTTAAAGGCTTTTTCAGCGCCAACATCTTTCCGCGAAAAATCGGCGCGCTGAAAGCCAAACCACTGATATTGTTGACAAAAACAGGCGCAAAGGATTTCCTTTCAACGGATTTTTTGGGTAGATATGCGGAAAGCATACGGGTACTGATAGGTGCATCGTGCATACCGATAGCTGAAACACTATTCATCGTCCTGCCCCGTCTCAGTCACTGATATGCGCCATTTGTTGTTCCTTCCGACCGTGGAAACCTTGAACATCTCGACCTTGAAATGTCTCCCGTCGTCCTCGAAACGGACGCCGCCCTCAAGCAGCGCGAAGTGTTCTTCGTTATGCTCTGGACGCAGTGCGCTGGGCCGGGGCCAGTTCGGGTTGCCGTGCATTTTCTTGTGCAGCTTGCCCATGTTGTCCCAGTCACTGACGCCGACCGTCAGCCAGATGGCCCTGGCGAGCGTCACAGCCGCAGTTCTAGCCGTGCCGCTTCGCAGTGCGCTGTCGGCCATTTCGTTCTCCTCGGCCAACCTACAGACGCCTATGGGCATTCCCTCGCCACTTTCCATTTCCTGCCCGACTAGCTCGTAATAGATGGGCCGAAGAGGCTCGCCCTCACGCATTTTGCCCGTGTCCAGAACGATCCAGCGAGACAGGCGCTCCTCAAGAAACTTGGCTTTCCAGTTCGCCCGCTCATCCTTGTTGCGGGGCATCCAGTGCGCCAGGGTGTAGGCGCAGTCAAGGGCGCTGTAGATGGCCCCAGAGCCTCGCCAAGCGCCGCTGTCGCCCCGATACCAGTCCGCATCAAGCTGCCTGTTCTTGGGTGTGTGGTGGGCGTGTAGGACCGCCGCGCCGGTCATCGTGGAGATAAGGATAAACGCCTTCGTCAGCATGGCGGCACTGGTGGCGCTGTTTTCATCCATCGCATCCGACAGCGTGATGTAGGGGTCCAGAATGATGACCTTGGCCCGGTGCCGTCGTGCAGCCCTCACGATGGCCGCGACCGCCTTCTCATCGATCTCCGGGTTGCCCGCCTCATTGATGGCGACCAGCCGCATCATGCCGTCGTCCTTGCCCCTGACGATGATGGGCAAGCTGCCGCTGTCGCCGTGCTGAAGGCCGCAGGATTTCAAGCGGCGAGCGATGTCGTCCCGGCGCTCTTCGTTAGCCA